GACGAGGACGACACCCAGATCGTCGCCCTGAACGAGTTCTTCGCCCAGCCGTGGCCCGGCATGTCGTTCGCCTCGATCCGCAAGCTGGTCCGCCGCGACCTGGAGCGCACCGGCAACGGCCATATCGAAGTCCTGCGCAACGCCCAGGACGACATCGTGTTCTTCCGCCACGTCGACGCGAAGATGATGCGGATGCTGCGCCTCGACGACGCCGTCCCGCTGAACGTCGAAGTCGTCCGCCAGGGCAAGGCGGTGACGCTGAGCGTCATGACCCGCGAGCGCCGCTACTGCCAGCTCGTGAACGGCGTCTCGCTGATGTACTTCAAGGACTTCGGCTCGAAGCGCGACCTGCACAAGAAGACCGCGGTGTGGGCTCCCATGGGCCAGCGCCTGGCCGCGCCGGCTCGCGCCACCGAGATCATGCACTTCACGGTGGTGCCGGACAGCCACACGCCCTACGGCGTGCCGCGCTGGATCAACCAACTGCCCTCCGTCATCGGCTCCCGCAAGGCCGAGGAGTTCAACCTGGAGTATTTCGACAACGGCGGCGTCCCGCCGGTGCTGATCCTGCTGCAGGGCGGCACGTTGCAGGCCGAGACCCGCAAGGCGCTCCAGCAGATGACCTCGGGCGAGGCCAAGAAGAACAACCGCGTGCAGGTGTTGGAAGTGGAGCCCACGGGCGGCTCGCTCGCGCAGACCCCGCAGGCGCGCGTCACGGTCGAACGCTTCGGCGGCGACCGCACCTCCGACTCGATGTTCGAGAAGTACGACGAGCGCTGCGAAGAGCGCGTGCGCCGCGCCTTCCGCATGCCGCCGATCTTCGTCGGCCAGTCGAAGGACTACAATTTTGCAACCGCCTTCGCGTCCTACGTCGTCGCCGAGGCCCAGGTCTTCAAGCCGGAGCGCGACGAGTTCGACGAGAACATCAGCATGCGCCTGCTGCCGGCGATGAACTACGCCGAGTACCACCTGAAGTCGAAGCCGCTGGTGATCGAGGACGCCACGCTGAAGCTCCAGGGCATCGAGATCGTCTCGCAGATGCAGCAGGTCGAGCCCGCCGACATCGTCGACGCCATCAACCAGGTGGTCGGCACCCGCATGAAGGTCTCGGACAACGCCCAGGACCTGAAGGCCCAGCAGCAGCCTCAGGTACCCCCCGGCACGACGCACACGATGGACGCCCAGGGCAACATCACGCCGATCAATCCGAACCCGATCGACCCCGCCATCGGCGGCGCGCGCCCGCCCTCCGCGCCGGGGATCAACGGCCAGACGCCCGGCAAGCTGCCTGTCCCGAAGGTCAGGACCGCCATGGGCAACGCCGGGCCGTCCAATCCGAAGGGCACCGCCACGAAGTCGGACCTGCCGGCGACCGGGACCGAGCTGGCCCACACGATGCTCAAGGCGCTCCGCAAGCGCGACTTCGTCTCGCTGTCCAAGTCGCTCACGGGCTTCAACGCCCTCGACGGGGACGCACAGCGCCGCGTCATGGGCGCGACGATCGACCTTCAATTCCTCGACCCCTCGCTGGACCCGCAGGGCCTCGCTGAATTGTCGTCCTGTACGCTCGCTGTGATGGCGGGCCACCACAACCACACCCACTGAGGAGGCCCGTCATGAGCTGGTTTACGCGCATCTTCAAGGACGACCGCACGTACGACGGCTCCTTTGCCCAGACCGGCAAGGGCGCGCCGCCGCCGCACTTGCGCGACAAGAACCTCAGCCACTCGGGGCAGGGCGCGAACTCGTCGCAGCCTACCGATCAGGAATGCGCGACCGGCGCGGAGATCGACAACGCCTATCAGCCCGACGACCAGGCCACGACGGATCAGTAATGCCCGCGCCCGAGGCTTTCCTCGCCATCGAAAAGACGATGGCCGCGTCGATGCGCGCGGTCTGGGATAAGCGGGCGCACGAGCTGCTGGAGACGCTCTATCCTCTGATCGCCGCCAAGAAGTGGGGCGAGGCGCAGACGGCGGTGAACGGCTTCACGCTCGCCGGCGTCGTCACCGACGTCAAGGGGCGGATTGAGGAGCTGGCCGTCTCGGCGCTGCTCTTCGGCGCGCATCACGCCACCGGCTCCGTCAAGGACACGTCCTTCGTCAAGGGCAAGGCGATCCCTGGGGAGTTGCACCATGCGATCGGCCAGCTCGTCCACATGGTGGAGTCGAACGGCCGGGATTACGTCTGCAAGCAATTGCACCAGGAGATCGAAGCACTGAAGCGGGCCGACGCCGCGTCGCATCTCCAGAAGGACGGCGTCTACGACGAGCCTTCGAAACGCCCGGACGAAGACGAGGACGAAGAGGACCAGCCGGTCGACCCCGACGAGAGCGGCGCGACGGCGCGCGCGCAGGAGAAGCTGTACGGCCAGGCCGCCTACGCCAAGGACGACATCTCCGACGCGCAGCTCGCTGACACCGGCGGCCTCCAGGAGCCCGAGCAGGGCGGCCCCAAGAAGAAGCGCAAGGCGCGCAAGGGCGACCAGACGCTCTATATCCACCGCGACCTGGAGAAGCCGGAGGCGTTCCTCGCCTGGGCGAAGGAGCAGGGGTTCAAGACGACGCTGCCGGTGGCCGACCTGCACGTGACGGTGCTCTATAGCAAGACGCCGGTCGACTGGGCGGAGATGGGCGACCAGGACGAACACGCCATCGTCGAAGGCGGCAAGCGCTCCATTCACCAGTTCGGCAAGGGGGCCGTCGTCCTAGAGTTCGAGTGCGCGGCGTTGTCCGAACGACACCGCATTCTTCGGACAAAGGGCGCGACGTCCGACTTCCCCGACTACCGCTCGCACGTTACGATCACCTACGACCCGCCCGAGGGCCTGGACCTGAGTGCGGTCGAGCCGTTCGAGGGGCCGCTGGAGTTCGGCGGCGAGATATTCCAGGAGATCAAGGGCGAGGGCTTCGACCCCGACGACCTCGACGAACAGGTCCTGAAGCTGGATCGCCTGTTCAAGGCTGACGAGTCGCTCGCGGACCGGCTGAACGCAGCGGTGCGCAATGGCGGCACCGTCGCGATCGACACCGGCGCGGGGCTCACGACCTCCAGGCTGGTCTCGCTCGGCTTCCTCGCCGAGGCGGTCGACCGCGGCGTCGACAAGTACGTCGTCAACGAGGTGCTCGACGACCGCACCTGTCCGGTCTGCCAGTACATGCACGGCAAGACCTTCGACGTGGCGCGCCAGTACGCCCGCGTGGTGCAGCAGCTCTCCTCGTCCGACCCCGACGATTTGAAATCACTTGCACCGTGGCCCGGCCAGAGCCGGGACGACATGCAGGACCTGTACGGCCAGTCGATTGACGAGCTGCAGGACGGCGGCCTCGGCAGTCCCCCGTACCATCCTGGGTGTCGCGGCATGCTGATGCGCGTCGGCGAGGCCCAGGAGGACATCCCGCTCGGCGGCGGCGACCTGGCGGAGGCCAGCACGGCCGGCATCCAACTCCCCGACTTCGGGGGCGTCACCGACGATGAAGACGCGGCGGAAGGCGATCTGGGCGACGCCGCGCTCCCCACGCCCGAGGAAGAGGCGCGCGACGGCAGCGACAACGGGGACAATGACGGCTGGGATAGCGACAAAATCGACAAGCTGAAGTGGGAGCGGTTCGACGTCACCGACCCCGATGCGTTCGCGGCTGTCGACGCCGCCTTCGAGGACGAGGACTATGACCAGGCGCAGCAGCTGATCGACGACTGGAAGACCGCCAGCGGCCAGGCTGTCTCCAAGGACGATCCGGCGGGGGAGGAAGACCCGGAAGACGAGGACAGCAGCCCGAACGCCCCGAAAAAGAAGGGCAAGCGCCAAAACGCGGCGGGACTGTCGCAGGACTACGACGACATCGCGGCGGACAGCTCCTCGATCGCCATCGCGGCCGGCACCTCGAACGACAACGCCGCGCCGCTCGACGATCGCTGATCGGACTGGTCTACGGTTTGGACCGCCGAATGCAATTAACTGCAAATAAACTGGAGACATGTCCCCGGACGTGCAAACTGCGACCTGTGCAGGGTGACCTGAACTGGGGAACGGACAAGTGTTTCACGATGCTCGGCTGGTGAGGTTGATCAAGCGCGATGCGCGCTCTGACAACTTCGCGCGTCTGGCGGACTGGAACCAGGACGCGGTCCAGATCAAGAAGCTCGACCAAGAAGAGCAGGTGGTTTTCGGGGAAGTCTACGCCCCCGGCTTTCCTGACTCGCAGGGCGACTTCATGTCGCCCGACGAAGTCAAGAAGATGGCGTACAACTTCCTGCGGAAGGGCTTCACGTCCAACATCGACGTGAACCATTCGCAGCAGCCGTCCGGCTCGTACGTGGTCGAGAGCTTCATCGCCCGAGACGACGACCCGATTTACATCCCAGGTTCATGGGTGATCGGTGTGAAGGTTCCTGACGCTGCCGTGTGGCAGATGGTCAAGTCCGGTGAGCTGAATGGCTTCTCGCTCGATGGCATGGGTCTGCGGACCGACACCGTCTTCGAGATCGAGATGCCGGAGCTGCTGAAGGGCGAGACCGACGATGTCCAGGGGCACAAGCACACGTTCACGGTCAAGTTCGACCAGGAGGGCAACTTCCTGGGTGGCGCGACGGGGCCGGGGCGCGACGGGCACGTCCATAAGATTGATCGTGGCACGGTGACCGATGCGGCCAACGGCCACTCCCACAGGTTCTCGTTCGTCGAAGGAGTCCTCAGTGCCCAAGTTCAGCATTAATGCGACCGAACTGACCGGCACGGACGTCGATTTCGTCGCGCTCGTGAAGCGTGGGGCCAACCGTATCCCGTTTCGATTGACCAAAGGGGAAAATGATATGCTCGACCTGTACTCGATCGGCCGCCGTCTCTTCAAGACCGGCGAGCCCCAGCCCACCGTCGTGGCCGCCATCGTCCAGAAGGGCGCGGACGTCGCTGCGATTGCCAAGACGCTGAAGAGCGTCGGCGTCGACGTTTCGACCTTCGTCAAGTCGGAGAAGGGCGGCCTGATCACCTTCGCCCGCAAGTCCGACGAGCCGGCCGAAGACGTCATGCTCGTGAAGATGGCGGGCGGCGTCGCCCTCGCGATCTCGAACGTCAGCAAGTCGTTCCAGGGCTACGATTTCCAGTCGCCCGACTTCGGCGAGGTCCACGCCAAGGGCTCGCACGTCGCCTCGATGTCCAATGCGGCCGACAGCCTGCACAACACGATGGGCAACATCCTGGACACCGCCAAGGACCCGCAGGAGGCGTCCGACCAGATGGGCGCGGCCTGCGACGCGCACAAGGCGCATATCCAGGCGTTGACCCAGAAGCTCCCGACCCACGCCTTCAAGGCCGACCAGGCGCTGCTCAAGGCCGAAGTCGCCAAGCTGATGAAGGCCGGCGACGTCGACATGCGCAAGCACCCGCACGCGGGCGTCGCCATGGCCATCGCTCACGCCGCGCACGCCGCGGCCCAAACTGCCGGCCAGGCGGCCGACATGATCTCCGGTGGCGGCACCGACGACGACCAGCAGACCGGCGACGGCCTCGGCGATCGGGCCAACGGCGCGGCCAAGGCCAAGACCCGGAAGGACGCTGCGAACATCGCCGTCGGCGACGTCGAGGCGGACGACCCGCTGATGCCCGCCAAGGACGCCGGCAAGGGTCCGCAGCGCGCCGCGAAGGCGGACGCTGGCAAGAACGGCACCGGCGCTGGCTTCGAGCTGGGCGACGGCACCGGCACCACGGACAGCGCCACGGCGGACGACGCCGCGAACACCGAAGCGGACGCCGCGCCCGGCGGGCGCACCTCGGGCACTGACACCGGCCTGCCCGCCAAGGCGAAGTCTCCGACGAAGAAGGCCGCCATCGCTGCCGCGCATCTCGCGGTCGCCAAGGCCGAACTCGCCCTGGCGCTCGCCAAGGACGACGGCGACGTCGAAGACGACGACTCGACCAACGGCGCGCAGGACAGCCTGCCGGCGAAGGCCAAGGCTCCGACCAAGGCGGGCGGCGTGAACAAGACGGCGCACACGACGGACGTCACGACCCAGACCATCGAAGGCGAAAGCAACGCTGGCGAAGGCGCTGCGGCGGCGATGGACGACAGCCAGGTGTCCGACGCCACGGCGGATGACGCCGAGAACGCGGGCGGCGATGTGACGGGCAAGGTCAAGGGCAAGACCCTCGACCTGGACGGGGTGCCTGCCAAGGCGAAGTCCCCGACCGCCGCGGGTGGCGTGAACAAGAACGACGGCGACGCCGAAATCGGAAAGAAGGGCAACGGGAACCAGCCCGACGAAGAGCTTTCCGGGGCCGGCGCGCAGGAGCAGAACGTCCAGACCCTCAAGTCGGACGCCCAGCTGATGAAGGCGATCCAGGCGCTGAGCAAGAGCGTCCAGGAGAGCATCGCCGGCGTGCAGAAGAGCATCGAGAAGACCAACACCCGTGTCGAAGCGGTCGCCAGTATGGCGAAGAAGACGGACGCGGCTTTGAACGGCACCGTGTTCAACGAAGCGGAAGGCGACAACGTCCGGGCGATCAAGTCCGAAGCGTCGAAGGCCCCCCCGCTGATGGATACCGGATACAACCGTCGGACCGCGTAAGCGGAGAGAGCAAACCCATCGGTGCAGTTAATTGCATCACAACAGAAATAGGAGCACTTGATATGTCCAGCAATAACAGCCTCCTCCGCAAGGCCGACCTCGCCATCGCGGACCTTCAGTCGACCGGCGGCGTGCTCAATCCGGAGCAAGGCGCTGCGTTCATTCGCAAGCTGATCAAGCAGCCGACGCTGATCCGCGTCTGCCGCGTGGTCGAGATGATCTCGCCCATCCGCAAGATCAACAAAATCGGCTTCGGCTCGCGCATCCTGCGCGCCGCCACCTCGGCCGTCGCCTTGACCGCGACCGGCTCGAATGGCACCGCGCTCGACGGCCGCGCCATGCCGACCACGTCGCAGATCGAACTCCAGACGAAGGAGCAGATCGCTCAGGTCAACATCCCGTACGACGTGATGGAAGACAATATCGAGCGCGCGACCACCGCCACCAACGAGCTGCCCAACACCGGCCCCGCCGGCCTCCGCCAGACGATCATCGACCTGATCGCCGAGCGCGCCGCGCTGGACATGGAAGAGCTGGGCCTGCTCGCCTACACCGGCTACACCAACGGCGCGGACGGCGACGACCAGGCGTACCTCAGCCAGTTCAACGGCTGGCTGAACATCGCCGAGACCCAGGGCAACGTCTACAACGCCGGCGGCGGCTCGATCTCGAAGTCCATCTTCAAGCAGGGCCTCAAGACCATGCCGTCGCAGTACCAGCGCAACAAGGCCGCGCTGAACCACTTCGTCTCGGTGAACAACGAGACCGAGTACCGCGACACCCTCGCGGATCGCGGCACGGCGCTGGGCGACCAGATGACCCAGGGGACCAGCTCGGCGTACGCCTTCGGCTCGCCGGTCACCCCCGTCGCCCTCATGCCCGAGACGAACGGGCTGTTCACCGACCCGCTGAACCTGATCTTCGGCATTCAGCGCCAGGTGAGCATGGAGTTCGACAAGGACATCACGGCCCGCGTCTACATGATCGTGTTGACGGCGCGTATCGCCTTCAACATCGAGGAAGCCGACGCTCTCGTCGCCTACGAGAACATCGCCTCGATCTGAGTGGTGCAATTGATTGCACTTTGCCGCCTGCGGGCGTATATCGAAGGGGCGGTCCACGAACGGGCCGCCCTTTCTCATGAGGAGATGGAACTCAATGGACCTCACGGTAGAATTGCAGCCGCCGTTGCTGCGCTATAACGACGGCAAGAACACCTTTATGAGGGGCGTCGCCAAGCCCGTCGATCTGGAGACGGCGCGCCTCTACGAGAACAACCCCCGCTTCAAGGTGGCCGGCCTGAACACGCGGGCCGCCATCGACGCTATCGCCACCGCCACGCGCCCGCAGGGGGCCGCCTTGCACGAGGCCATCCGCGCCGCGACCGCCGATCTCGAACCGGACGACGACGCGAACTTCGATCGCAACGGCAAGTTCAGCCACCTGGCCATCAGCAACGTGCTCGGCTATTCGGTCTCGCCCGAAGAGCGCGACGCCGCGCTGCACGGCGGGGCCAGCAAGCCCAAGCTCGAAGCGGCCGAGCCCGCGCCCAGCACGCCGATCACCATCATCAAGAAGAACCCGGCCGCAGCCGCTGCGCCGGCGAAGACCGCGACCGCCGACCCGACGACCAGGGGCGCGATCGACTAAGGGAGCCCGCCATGCTGCTTGCCCTTCCGAACGACGTCCGAGATCAGCTCGGCTTCGACGATATGACCGACATCGCCTTCGCCATCAGAATGGCGATGGACGCGGCCGACCCGTATCTCCAGGCCCAGCTGAACACGGACTTCGTCCAGGGGACGTACGTGGACACCTTCTACGTGCGGGAGCCGCCGTACCTTGACGGCCCCGCCGTAGAGACCCAGTTTCGACTCCGCCACGGCATGGTCAGCGCACTCACCTCGGTGCTGACGGCCTTCACACCGGCGTCGTTCAGCACGCCAGGCGCGCAGGTGACCGACGTCACGGCGAACGTGTTCCTGGAGGACGATAGGGGCATCGTGAAGGACTTCACGACCCGCTACGTCAGGCAGTTCGTCCAGATCACGTACGCCTCGGGTTTCGCCCCCGATCCGAACAACCCGGCGAGCTACCTGATCTCCGCGATCCCGGACTGGCTGCAGAACGCCTGCAAGATCAAAACGCTGATCGGCCTCGTCGACAGCCCGGTGCTTTCCGAGGCGCAGATCAAGCTCGACCAGAACCTGCTGGGCTCCCAGCTCGTCGCCCTGCTCTCGCGCAAGCTGCGCTACGCCCCCATGTCGCTGCTGCCGCTGTAACGCCATGGCCAGCACGCTGGAGCTAGAGTTCAACTTCAGGAACCAGCGCTTCACTGACGCTTCGGCAGGGTTGAAGGCGTTCTCGGCGGCCTTGGCGAAGGACTGGGACGGCTCGGCCAAGGTGCTGTCCCGCGAGCTGAAGGAATTTCTCGACCAGGTCGCGCAGGCGCTCTCCTCGCGCCACGGCGGCGGCTGGCCCGGCGGCACGTCGGCGGACACGCTGTCCAAGCGCAGCGGCGCGCTGATCGACTCGATCCTCCGCAGCGTGACCGTAACGGGGCAGACGTTCGACGCGATCCGCAGCACCATCGGCTCCGACGTGCCGTACGCGGCGATCCAGGAGTTCGGCGGCACGATCGTCCCGAAGAACTCGAAGTACCTTTGCATCCCGCTGCCGGCCGCCCTGGACAGCTCGGGGCTGCCGCTCCAGTCCAGCCCGCGCGACTGGCCGAACACGTTCGTGGCGCGCTCGAAGGCGGGCAACCTGCTCATTTTCCAGCGCCGCGGCACGTCGATCATCCCGCTGTACGTCCTGAAGTCCAGCGTCACCATCCCGCCGCGCTTGGGCCTGAAGAAGACCCTGGACGCCGGCCTGCCGTATTTCGTCGAACGCGCCATGGACCAGATGGTCGCGGCGCTGAACAAGGGTTCGTGATCATGTCCGCCAATATGACCAGCGTGCGGTTGACGATCCTGAACGCGATCGTCGCGTCCCTTGCGGCGATGGAGGAGAACAAGCCGCCGAACGATCCCTACGGCCTGACGTTCTCGACGGTGGCGCTCGGTCCGCTCTCGGGCTGGGACCAGCGCAAGAAGTATTCGGCGGGCATCGTCGCCGGGCCGGAGAAGGAGACGTTCCAGTATCCCTTCGTCATGTGCTTCCTGACGCTGAACGTCGAGTTCCGGGTGACCGTGAACCGCGACGACGCCGCGCCGGGCGAGCTGATCGAGCAGGTCCTCACCGTCGTGAAGCGGCGCATGACCGAGGACCGCACCTGGGGCGGCCTGGCGATCGACACCAAGGTGATCGGCTCGGAGATCGACCTGATCACGTATGCCGACCGCTCCGCCGTGGGCGTCTGCGTCTGCCAGCTGCAGTACCGCTATAGCTACACCGATCCGCGGAGCCCGAAGCCTGCCTTCTGAGTGCAATTGAGTGCAAC